GAGTATCGCTGGGAAGGCCAGGACCGGCTGCTCCGCGACCCGGCGGTGCAGTTCCTCGGCCCCGGCAGCCAGGAGATCACCCTCGACGGCCAGCTGTTCCCGGGCTTCTCCGGCCGCCAGAGCACGATGGAGACGCTGCGCGAGCTCGCCACCCAGGGCCAGCCGCAGATGCTCACCGACGGCCTGGGCCTCGTCTACGGCAAGTGGGCGATCAAGCAGATCCGCGAGGGCCTCTCGACCTTCGCGCCCGGCGGCGGCGCCCGGCAGATCGGCTTCAGCATCAGCCTGGTTCGCTACGTCGAGGACAATCCGGGCGACGCCGCGAGCCCGCTTGCGTTGGCCTTCAACAGCACCGCCGCGTTCGGCCTCGGTTCGGAGTTGCCCAGCTTTACTGAAGCTGACTCCGCGTTCAAAGCACTCGATTGGGCGAGTGACCCGCAGTTCAGCGCGATGACGACTCAGGCGCAGCAAGGCGGCTTCAGCCTGGGTCAGCTCGCAACCATCGCTACCACTGGCGCCAGAATCGCGCAGCAGGTCAGCTCTGGCCAGTATGTCAACGCGGCCTTGGGCGCCTTCGGGGCGCTTGGAATCCCGGTCGACCAATCTGATGCGTGGACTCAGATCGGCATCAGCGCCGCCAGACTGGCCGAGTCCTACGCAAACGGCAACGGCCCAACCGGCATGGCTTTGGCGATGGAGGTCGCATCATCAATCGGAGCCCCGGCGCTGCAGCAACTCGGGATAGTTGCACCAGAAGATCTGCAATCCATCAATTCGCTGCTGGAGAGCACCGCAACAGTCACGGAGATCCTGAAGGTAGACCCTGCAGTCACAGAGTCGCTGAGGCCATTGATCGTTTTGACCGGAGGATGAGATGAGTCAGCTCTACATCACTCGCCAGTTCGATGAGCTCGATGAGATCTGCTGGCGCTACTACGGCCGCACGCAGCAGACCGTCGAAGCGGTGATGCTGGCGAACCTAAACATCGCCGAGCTCATGCCCGTCCTTCCCGAAGGCGTGACGATTCTGCTCCCTGATTTGCCGGCCCCGAGCACCAGCAAAACGGTCCGCATCTGGGATCAGCCGGTCACTGCAACGCCTGGCACCGGAGCAGCATGAGCACGCCAGGCTTCAGGATCGAGGCGAACGGCGGCGACATCACCCGGCTGATCGCCGACCGGCTCGTCAGCTTGCGCATCACCGACCAGGCGGGGCAGCAGAGCGACAGCCTGGAGATCACCCTCGACGACCGCGACAAGCGCATCCCCGTCGCCAACAGCGGCACCTGGATCCGCGTCTGGCTGGGCTACAGCACCGGCGGCCGCACGCCCGTCTACATGGGCGCCTTCGCCGTCGACGAGGTGGAGCTCAGCATGGGCCCGCGCTCGATGGTCATCAAGGCGACCGCGAGCAACACCGCGCCGACGCTCGTCAAGGAGCAGAAGACGAAGAGCTGGCACAACACCACGCTCGGCCAGATCGTGCAGGAGATCGCCCAGCGCAACAACCTCACCACGGTCATCAAGGGCAACCTGGCCAGCACGCAGATCAAGCACGAGGACCAGACCAACGAGAGCGACCAGGGCTTCCTCACGCGCTTGGCTGAGAAGTACCGCGCGACCATCAAGCCTTCCGACGGTCGGCTTGTGGTCGTGCCTCGGGGCGACAAAGACAACGCGGGCAGCGTCACCATCAAGCAGGAGGACGTCACCAGCTGGCGCGCGACGCTCAAGAACCGCGGCGCCTATGGCGCGGTGAAGGCGAAGTGGCTCGACCGATCGGTCAACAAGGAGAAGCTCTACACCGCTGGCGAATCTGGCGGCGCGCTGCCGGCGTTCGAGGAGAAGCAGCTGTTTAAGACCCAGGCCGAAGCGCAGAAGGCCGCCGACAGCCGCCTGCAGTCGCTGCGCGCGGGCGAGGTGCGCATCAGCCTGCAGATGCCCGGCCGGCCGGATGTGAACGCCGAGGGCCTGGTGACGCTCACCGGCTTCCGGGAATACGTCGACGGCACCTGGAACGTGAAGAGCGTCACGCACGACCTCAGCAGCTCGGGCTACGTGACGACGGTCGAGTGCGGCACGCAGGGCGAGGAGAGCAGCGACTGGAGCACCGGCCGCGACGGCCAGGGCCGCACCAGTGCAGGCGGCACGAAGGGCGTGATCGCGCGCACCGGCAGCAGCGGCGACAGCACCGGCCCGCACCTCGACGCGCGCTGGGCCGATGGGCGTCGCATCAGCGCCGCCGATGCTGATCGTTACCTGCGCATCAACGGCCGTGCGCCGAGTTCCTATGGCGTCACCAGCAGTTACGGTCCGCGGAATCTCTTCGGCCGGAGCTTCCACTACGGCATTGACTTCGGCACACCGAGCGGCTCATCTATCACCCTGATCAACGGCGCAAGCTACGCACGCAACCTCGGCTACACAGGCGCCGGCGGTTATGCCGTGCAGATCAACACCCCCGAAGGACCGATGAAACTGCTGCACCTGCAAGCTGGCTCTGCCCGCTGATGGCGGCGTCGGTAGACTTTGCAAGACAGGGCGTCTCGTATGGCTGAATCCGAAGTCTCACACGGAGACATCCTGCACAAGCTCGGCGTCATGGAGGGCAAGCTCGACGCCATGCACCAGTCGCTCGCCCAGAAGCACACCGACATCGCTGACGCATTCAAACGGCTCGGCGAAGTCGAGAAGCGCGTCGCCCAGGGCGTCATCCTCGCTATCGCGCTGAGCCTGGTGATGCCCTTGGCGGTGACAACGATGAATCCGCGCCTACACTTTGGGCCAGAACCGCCGGTCGAGGCGCGCCCGCGATGAGCCAGGAGCTGATCGGCGATCTGATCCCTTACTTCCAGCATTGGAAGGATCTGCCGCATCAGCGAGCCGCCATTCAGCAGTTGTGGGAGGCGGTGCCCGCCAGCCTCAAGAAGACCGACAGCGCTTGGGTGCAGACCTGGCGAGCAGCCGGCAAGCAAGAGGAGCCGCGCAGCAAGAGCAACCCGATCCAGGTCCGCTACTTCAGCCAGCGCGACAGCGCGACTGAGCACGCTCTGCGGATGTGCTTCAGCAGCTCCTGCGCCATGCTGCTCGAAGCGCTCAAGCCCGGCACGCTCACCGGCCCCAACGGTGACGACGCCTACCTCGGCCGCGTGCTGCGCTACGGCGACACCACCGAGGCGACGAGCCAGATCAAGGCGCTTCAGTCCTACGGCGTCGAGGCACACTTCGTGCGCAACGCCACCTGGAAGACGATCGAGGGCCAGATCGACAAGGGCATCCCGGTGCCGCTCGGCATCCTGCACAAGGGCCCCGTCGGCAGCCCCACGGGCGGCGGCCACTGGATCTGCGCCATCGGCTACACCGACGACGCGATCATCGTCCACGACCCGTTCGGCGACCTCGATCTGGTCAACGGTCGCTACCTCAACAACTGGGGCGCTCGTCTGCGTTACAGCCGCCGCAACCTCGGCCCGCGGTGGATGGTCGAAGGGCCCGCAACCGGCTGGGCCATAGTGGCCGAACCCTGAGAAGGTTCACCCCATGCGCCTGGCTGATCTCGTGATGCTCTATCCCGATCGACTGCCGGCGGCGCAATGCCGGGAGCTGATCGAGGGCTTCGAGGAGCGCGTCACAGATCAGGTGATCCGCCAGGGCGAGGGCAACGCGCCGCGCTTCACCGAGCTCAACCTGACGCAGTGCTGGCCGGAGGGCCATGAGCTGGCGTTCGGCGCGATCCTGCCGGTGTTTGAGGCCTACAGCCGCGACCTGCAGATCAACACCGTGCAGTGGCCGGCTGAGCTGGCCTTCGAGGAGCTGCGCATGAAGCGCTACTGGCCCGATGGTGGCGACGAGTTCCCCGATCATGTCGATGTCGGCGATCACGCCAGCGCACGCCGGTTCCTCGCCGCGCTGCTCTATCTCAACGATGTCGAGGAGGGCGGCGCCACTGAGTTCCCGCTCTGGGGCCAGCAGATCCAGCCTCGCGCTGGCTCGGTGATGGTGTTCCCGCCGCTGTGGCCCTGGCTGCACGCAGGCCGGCCGCCGGTCTCAGGGCCCAAGTACATCCTCAGCACCTACCTTCACTACACCTAGCCTGGAAGGATATTCCAATGGACACCATGGACGCACACTTCGCCGAATACCTGGGCCTGGCCCTGTTTGTCGCCAGCGAGATTGTCGGCATGAGCAAGCTGCGCTCGAACAGCCTGCTGCAGCTGCTGCTCGCTGCGGGCCGCCGTGCTTTCCCCTACGGCCGGCGCTGATGATCGACCGCGCTGCAATGGTGAGCCAGCTCCGCCTCCACGAAGGCGAGCGGCTCAAACCCTACCGCTGCACCGCTGGCAAGCTGACCATCGGCGTCGGCCGGAACCTCGAAGACCGTGGCATCACGCGCGAGGAGTCGGCCTACCTCCTGGCCAACGACATCGCCAACGAGGAGCGCGAGCTGCTGCGCGCGCTCCCCTGGGTGGCGCAGCTCGATGAGGTGCGGCAGCGGGTGCTGCTCGACATGAGCTTTAACCTCGGCATCGTCGGGCTGCTGGGCTTCAAGAACACCCTGGCGACCATCAGGGCCGGCGACTACACCAAGGCCGCGTCGATGATGCTCGACTCGCTCTGGGCGAAGCAGGTCGGCCAGCGCGCCGAGCGCTTGAGCCGCATGATGGCGACCGGCAAGGATCCGCGCGAGCTGTGGCCGAAGCCATGAACACCGAGGGCCGGTTCGATCTGATCGTCGGCGGCGTGCTGCGTTCCTACCGCCGGTGGGAGGACCTGCCGGCGGTGTTCGATCACGTCGTGCGGTTTGAGCCGGCGATCCCGCCGCCGCCGCACACGCCGGAGCAGCACGCCGAGGCGACCCTGTGGAATGATCGACTGCAGGAACTGATGGAGATGGAGCGTGCCCGCAGCAACGCGCGTCGGTGATGCGGATGTGGCTCACTGCTCGGGCATGGTCCGGGCGGAGGGCTCGCCCAACGTCTTCGTGAACGGCATCCCCTGGAGCCGCCAGGGCGACGTGAACACGCCGCACCTGCTGCCGGGTGAGCCGTGCCCGACGCACACGGCACCGATCGCCGTGGGGTCCACCACGGTGTTCGTGAACGGCCGCGGCGCTGGGCGGGTGGGTGATGCGATCAGCGGCTGCACCAGCGTGGCGGCCGGTAGCCCGGATGTGTTCTGCGGCCCATGAAAAAACCCCGGGGCTGCGACCTCCCGGGGCGGTGCTCATGTTCCACACGCTGACGGTACGCGGCCCTGAAGGGGCACCAGGCCGCGCGTCAGCGGATGCGGTCAGCAGGCCAGCGCCATGTTGATGAGTTGCGCCTTGGCCAGCCGGCGGCGGCTGCCAGCGAGCCGCTGGAGATCAGAGCGGCTGAGCTGCTCCAGCTCAGTGGCCAGGGCCTGCAGAGGATGCACAGCGGGTGGTGCGGTGGGTGGTGCGGTGGGTGCTGCGGTGGACGCTGTGCCGGGCAGCAGCAGGCGGCTGTAGCAGCGGCCCATGCGCTCGCTGAGCTGCAGCAGCGCATCCCAGAGGCGACGCGTGGCGCGGCCGCCCAACAGGGTGAGCACGATCAGCACCTGGAGGCCGTGGAGCACGATGGCGGCCACCTCGGCCCAGTCGATCGTGCGGTGAGCCCAGATCAGGCCACGGGTGATGGTGCCAGCGATGCGGCCAGCGGTGCCAGCGATGGTGTTGATGGACATGAATGGAACCGGCCAGTGCCGGGCGATGTGGTGGTTGTCGGCGGCGCGCTCGGCCTGCCGATGGAGCCAAGGTAGAGGCGCGAGTGATGCAACGCCGTGGGCATGTTGCAATCCTTCACAAACTGATGGCCCCGGTTGCCCGGGGCCGGTGCCCTCAGCAGAACCACTCTTCGAGCTGGGCAGCCACGTTCCGCATTTCAGCGGCCAGTGCCAGGCCCCGCTCGATCGAGCGTCCGTACGCCTCAATCGCGGCGTCCAGCTCAGCGAGTACCTGTTCGGTCTCCTGGCGGTCCGCCTCGATCTCAGCGAGGAGGGCGCGGGTTGCATCGTCCATGTCGATCTCCGGTGTGTGGTTGAGCCCCCAGGCGGGACTCAGCGGTGCCTGGGTGAGGGCCACCACCGGGATCGGGGTCGATGCCCCGCGAATATGCGGTTGTCCAGGTTCTGGGCTCTCGGCCCGATGCATCCATCATGCCCCAAGCCACTGCGTCACGCCGCGTGCATGTCGCAATCCGTAACAATCTCGATCAGGCACAAAAAAAGGGGGCCCGCAGGCCCCCGGTGCTCAGTCATCGAGTTCGTCTTCCAGATCCATGCAGGCACAGATGAGGGCGTCGATCAGCTCGTTGTCGCAGAGCTGATCCCACTGATCTTCAGTGGTGCCGTCACGCAGTGCCTGCAAGGCAGCCACAACTGATTCGGCGGAGCCGATCACTGTGGCCATCTGGCCAAGCGCCTCGATGGCGGTGCGGGTATTCATTTGTCCAGGTGCGGGGTACAGGGCGTCGCCGCCCATGACCACACATTAAGGGCCAGCAGGCGCCACGCTGCGTGAATGTCACATCTCTTCACACACCCAGATCGTCGCTGAGCTGCGCCACCGCGCGCCGCGCTGCGTCGTCGATCAGGTGGGCGTAGCGCGTCGTCGTCTGCGCACTCCTGTGCCCCAGCAGCTGGCCCACCGTGCCGAGCGTCTGCCCGCCGCTCAGCGCATAGCTGGCGAACGTGTGCCGCAAGTCGTGGATCCGCAGGTCGCTCACCCCGGCGTCGCTCAGCAGGGCCAGCCACATCCGCCGGTAGCCCACCAGCTGGTCGCCCAGGTGGCCGAGATCGAGTGCGCCGCCGGCTACCCCGTTACCGCCGAGCACGAAGCCTGGGCGGCCGAGATCCTCGCTCAGCGCGCCAGCAGCTGCGACAAGTAGAGCTCGGCGCACCACAGATCTTCCGCATAACGGCAGTAGCCGTGCGCGCAGGCGCGGTAGTAGAGCTGGCCCTCTGCGTTCTCCAGCTGCTCGATCGCGCCGCCGTTGATCTCCCAGCGGCCGATCACCTTCGGGTCGTCAGTCATGGCAGCACACGCGACGCCATCCACAGAATGATGGCGCACATGATCGAGTAGCTGAGCGCCAGGAGCACGAACTGATGCAGGCTCACTCGCGTCCCTCCTGCTGGTGGATCCAGCTTTTGAGATCGCGCACATACTGACGCAGCTGCTCCGCCTTGTCCGCGTGCCACGGATCACCTGTGATGAACAGCTGACGGTTGTGGCGATCGACCGCCTGGAGCAGCTGGTGGATGAGCGGGTTCCAAGGTTCCCGCACCGGCGTGTTCCACTCGCGCCGCGACACGATCTCACCCCTTGCTGGCGGTCACCTGCTGGTCCCCGTTGTAGCGGCCGGTGATGCGGTAGTCGCGCAGCGGCGTGGCGCTCATCCGGTGGAACACCATCTGGCCGATCTTCATGCCGGGCCAGAGGGCGACAGGGTGCAGCTGGCGGCTGTTGTGCAGTTCCAGTGTCAGCACCGAGCCGCTCCAGCCTGGGTCGCAGTAGCCCGCCATCAGGTGCTCAAGGCCGGAGCGGGCCCGGCTCGACTTGAGCATGAACTGCGCGGCGATGTTCGTCGGCAGGTGGAAGGTCTCGACCGTCTGGGCCAGCACGAACTGCCCGGGCACCAGCAGGTAGGGCTTCGCTTCGGTGTGCTGGTGCAGCGGGTAGGGGCACCAGGCCTCGGGGCTGGAGACGCTCTCGATCAACAGCGTGCCACCAAGACGCACGTCGAGGCTGGCCGGGTTCACGAGCTCGCGCTCGAACGGCGTCACCATGCCGCCTTCGCAAAGAGCGACGATCTCCCAGTCGGCAAGGATGGTCACTTGCTCGCCTCCTGCTGGGCGTGTTCGACGGCCAGCCCGGTGTAGAAGCAGTGCATCGGGTGATCGTGGTTGTGGCGGCCGTCCTTGGCGTAGAGGCGCTCCAGTTCGTCCTGCCGAGCCTGCTGCTCAGCGGGGTCGCAGTCGCGGTTG